TTTTGATTAAACAAAATCCAACCCTAACAAAGTAGTTCAGTCCTTTGATAGGGTTTTTTTGTTTTTGTCTACAATCACGTTTGCGAAAAACCTTTATACTTCCTACAAAATTCAACGTTAGTTGAGGGTAATGCGAAAGGAAGCACCAGACTAAATCGAAATGGTGGCATCAGTATTTAAGTACTGAAAGTTCGAGAGCTAATTTAACTTAAATAAAATTTAGCATCTTTCAAAGTGATGAAACTCAACTGAAGAAAGTAAATAGTACTCAATGGATTTAGCTTTTTTCTTGGCTATTTCCCTTGGGTTTACTATATCTTTAAAGCAAATAAAATCTAACAAAAGAAAGTAAATAAGTATATAATAATTAATATATAATAGTATATGAAAGTATGTAATAATTGTAAAATAGAAAAAGAATTAATAGAATTTAATAAAGATAAAGGACACAAAGATGGTCATATAGGTAAATGCAAAGTTTGTATTTCTGAATATAATAAACAATATCAATTAATTCTTAAAAAAGAACGACAAGAAGATTATGAAATCTATAAACTAAAAAAATATTAAACAAATTATTTAAAGAAGAACTAAAAAGTTAAATAAATGTTAAAGATTAATTAAGTACTATTATATTAATAAAGTAGTTGTATATTTGTAGAAATTAAAACAGTAAATAATTTTATATGGAAAAGAAAAGAAATTTATGGGTAATACCAACAGAACACACAAGTAGATTATATTACAATAGCCAAGAAAGAACATATCAACTATGTGAGTTTCCAAAGTATCATACAGATATTAAATCTACACGTAATTTGTACATCACTTCTGATGAAGAAATTAAAAAAGGAGATTGGTATAGTCATAAACAAATAAATTATTTAAGAGTATCTAATTCAACTGCTATACCAATGGATGCTAAAAAAGTAATTCTAACAACAGACCAAGACCTTATCAAAGATGGCGTACAAGCTATTGATGATGAGTTTTTACAATGGTTCATAAAAAATCCAAGTTGTGAGGAGGTTGAAATAGTAGAAGGAGATTTCATAAACGGAAAATATACATTTGGAAAATATCGAATTGGAAAAATGTACTATGCCGATGAGCCAAAAGAAGAACCTAAACAAGAAACACTTGAAGAAGCTTCTAAAAAATATTCAATAGGCAAAAGTAGTTCATCTGTATTTCAAGAAGCACCAAAAAAAGAGCTAAAAGATACAATAGTAGAAAGCGTTATAAATCAATTTAAACAACGTTCTAAAGTAGGAATAGAAAAGTATGGTGTTACTATGGATAGAACTGATTTAACACGCTTAGAATGGCTACAACACGCACAAGAGGAAGCAATGGATTTAATTTTGTATTTAGAAAAACTAAAAAATGAAATTAAATAAACACGTTAAAGAAATTATTATGAATGATACAGAATATCTATTACTACTTTATTCCAAGCGTAAAAAGCTATATTTAAAAGGTAGTAATGATGAGAAATTAAACGATAAAATTCGTGAGTTACAAAAGAGTACTAATTATAAAATTAAAGAGCAATGATTTATAATTTCACAGTTAAATTAAAAGGCTTAGAATTTAAATATAAAACTGAAGCGGACAACGTAACCGATGCAATGGTAAAAGTTAGAAATCACATTAAAAATGTGGCGGAATTAACAGAGTTAAAATCAGATAATTTTGAAGTTCCAAACACTAAAAGCAATGAATTTATAAACTTTTTTAATGATATGATAAAGAAATGAAAATTACAGTAACTAAAATAATAAGAGAATTACAAAATTACGGCTGTTATTCCATTGATAATAAAAGAGAAATAATGCTAATAAAAGATGTGCGAACTGTAATTGATAATGAGTTATTAAAGCATAAAAATTTAACTATAAAGAAATGAGCAAAAAGAAAAATATCGAAATGACAAAACTATACTGCCTTAGTCAACTACTACTTGAATGCTTAGACGAACTTAAACCTACAACAGCTAATATGGTTAAATATAAGGCTGATTTAACGGCTCTTTGTGAAGAATTGAATAATGTTACTGCAAATAGCGAAACAGTGCTTAAAAGTACTTATTTTAACGAAATTTCAAATAAAGTGAATACGATTTTAAGAAAACAATTTAATGCTAATATGTAAATTAAAAAATTATGAAATATTATAAATTATTAGACAATATAATTACAAAAGGGATTTGCCAATCAAATAAAAAAGGATATATATTATATCTTACTAATCAAATATTATCACATAATGTGAGTGAGTTAAATGAACTATTTAATAATCATCCAATTGCTAAAAATAAATTAAAGGCTGAGTTAGAACTTTATATGAGGGGAGAAACTTTAGTAGAAAAGTATAAAGAAAAAGGAATTGAATGGTGGAACTATTGTAGCCCAGAACTTATTAATTCATATCCTACATATTTTAAAAAACTTCCTGCGCTTATTGAAAAAATAAATAAGGAAAAAAGAAATAGCAAAAATTATGTTTTATTTATTGGAAACACAGATGCTATAACAAATCAACTACCTTGTTTATCATTGATTCAATTTCAAATTGAAAATAATAAACTAAATATGACTGTTTACCAAAGAAGTGCTGATAGTAATTTAGGTTTGCCAAGTGATATATTCCAAATGAATTGTATTGCAGATTTAATTGATATTGAATTAAATTCAATAACTTTTTTTATTGGTAATGCACATATTTACGAAAATAATGTAAAAGAGACAAAAAAATTATTAAATGGACAAAAAGCTACTTTTAATTTAAATGTTTAAGTCAATATATTATGAAACCTAAAAAATGCAAAGTATGCCTAACAACTTTTGAACCTAAACAATTTGCCCAGTGTGTGTGTTCGCCAATTTGTGCAATTAAGCATTCTAAAAACTTAAAAGCACAAAAAGAGCAAAGAGAATGGAGGGTAGAGAAAGCAATTCTAAAAGAGAAATTAAAAACTTTGGGACAATACGAAGCTGAAGCAAAAACATCGTTTCAAAAGTATATTAGACTTCGAGATGCTGGATTGAATTGCATTAGTTGTGATGGTAATGATAAAGACCTTTGGGATGGAGGGCATTATAAAAAAGCAGAAATATATAGCGGTGTTATATTTGACGAAAACAATTGTCATAAACAATGCCGAAAGTGTAATAGGTTCTTAAATGGAAATGAGCTAAATTATAGACAAGGTTTAATAAAAAGATACGGTGTTGAATATGCTGATAAAATAGAGCAAAAAGCAAACGAAACAAGGAATTATAAATACACAAAGGCCGAATTAATAGCTAAAAAATTAAAGTACGATATATTAATAAAAGAGATAAAATGAAAGCAACAGAATTAAGAATTAATAATTTGGTGAAACATCAAATTACAAAAGAAATTATTAAAATCACCGCACAAGATGTCTTGAATTTAAGCGATGGGATGGATAGTTTTATTTTAGAACCTATACCACTAACTGAAGAATGGTTATTAAAATGCGGAAGTTACATATACAAAGGCTGGGACGATATGCAATTTGTTAGATTTGAGCCTTTTTATTCTAATATCTTTGAGCTTGAAATTATTAAAGGAAAATATTTTATAAATAATATTGAAGTAGAATTTTTACACGATTTACAAAATTCTTTTTATTATCACAATAATAGAAAGAAGGAATTAGAAATAAAGTAGTATATTTGTATTTCATAATATTTGTGTTTTTAGTAATGAATCCGATAAGTTCCCTCACTTGTCGGATTTTTTATTTATACCTACTTGTTAAAGTTTTGTTAAAGAATAATATAATAGTTGTATATTAATAAATGAGTTGTATATTTGTTAAAGAATTAAGGAAGTGAATTACACGGCAAATTCAAATAAATAGAAATTATGTACACAGTAACTACAACAATGACAAATGAAGAATCAATTTTCAATACAATGAATGAAGTTAGAGCTCATATTAAAAGAGAAATCACTTGGTTTAATTCTCCAGCAGAAAATAAAAACGGAAACGGTTATGATGAAACTGATTTTTTAATTACAGAAAACAACTAATGTCATACTCAAAAAACCCACTACCAAAAAGAGTCACAATTTTTGAACAAGAGAAATTAAACAGACTAAAAGCAATTGAATATTTAAAACAACTAAAACAGCAAAAATGAAAAAGCAAACACAATTAAACATAGGCTTTATAATAGCAGCTTATTTTATCGGTAGAATTTTACTAACATTAATATTTAACATTTAACACAAAAAAAATTTTGAAACGAGAAAGGGCTGGTAAGCCAAACAAATTTAAAAAAGGTACAGCGGTTAAAAGACTTCAAACATTAGTACCAATAGAAAAATTAGAACAAGTGAAAAACTGCATAGAAGTGATTTGTGCAGATGAATTAAACAAAAAATAAATTAAAATGGAAACAATGGTAACACACGTAATTGAGACAAAAAAAGATGGAACAGCAATTGTAAGAAACTTCTTTTTTAACGACGACAAAACAAATTATTTAGTAAAAGCACAAAGTCATTTTACAAAGCACGAAAAGAAAGTAGCTAAATTAAAACATAAAAACAATTAAGATGGCAAAAGACAACGAAAATTGGGGAAGTAAAGAATTAGTAAATTATTTAAGTCTAAGCAATGAAGCTTTAAGGATAGAAAATAGTCTTTTAAAGGACGAAAACGAAAGGTTAATAAACAGCATTGAAGTTGTAGATGCACAGCTTGTAAGCAAAGAAATGAGCCACTATTATCAATTTATCAATAACTTTAATTATACACTAAAAAAACAATAAAATGAAAGCGATAGCGATGCAATGCACTCAAGAACAATTTAATGCAATTAAGGATAAGTTAGTAGGATGTGAGCCTGAACGTATTACAGATTTTAATCACTCAGATTATTTAACAAATGCATTCCAAAGAGGTATTATCACAAATTTAAGTAAATATTTCGCATCAATTTGGACTATAAACATTCACGAAACTTGGAACGAAGAAATCTTCTTAAACGCTTGTAGAATTGAAACAGAAAGGATATTTAAAGGGAGTGAAATACAATACAAAAATTTTCACGATAGTAAATGGAATGATGGCTCTTGTTACGAATACCGATTAAAACCAGATAATACTATAAAAAAACAAGAATTAGAAAGTCAAATTTTACAATTACAAAACCAATTAAAAAACTTATAAAATGGAATTAGGAGAGAAATTAAATTTATACCAAAAACTTTTAGTTATTCAAAATAAAATTAAGGGTTTAGGTCAAGACAAAAAGAGCAATAATTATTCTTATGTAACAGGAAGTAAATTGTTAAAAGAAATTAAACCTTTAATGAACGAATTAAAATTATTATTGAAACAGGAAGTTTTGAGTATTGATAATTTAAGAATGGATTACAGGACTGGAATTGGTGGGCAATATGAAAAAGACAAATCTGAAATATTGTCAAAAGTAATGATGCGTTTCACTTGGATTGATACAGAAAGCGGTGAGAAAGACGAAAATCTTTTCGGGGCAAATGGTCAAAACGATTGGGAAAAAGGTTTAGGTAGTGCGTTAACGTATGCAGAAAGATACTTTCTACTTAAATACTTTCACATAGCAACCGATGAGGATGACATTGATAATGATAGTAGAAAGCCCGAACTAAAAGAGCCAATAAAAGCACTACCAAAAGAAAAACCTTATTTATTAGCAGATAGTGAACCTTACAAAAAAGCAATTGAATATTTAAAAACAGGTGGCGACATACAAATAATTGAAACAAAATATATATTAACAGCTGAAGTAAAAACAGCACTAACAAATAAATAAAATGAAATTAGCAATATATTTACTAGCAATACCGCTTCTAGTAATATTTTATATAATAGTGGTAAAAATAATCAAATATTTATTTAACAACAAAAATTTTTAAGTTATGAAAAGAGTAACAATTACATTAGGGTTATTATTAGCATTAGGTTTAACTTCGTGTTATGATTTTGACAGAGAGCAACAAGAAAAAGATGCGGTAACAGATGGAAAATCAATTTTATTTAAAGCAGAATTTTCTAAAAAAGCAAAAGTAGAACAAGCGAAAGCCGATTTTGAAAGTGCAAAGTTAGAAGCAGATACAAGAATGATTGAAGCGGAAACAAGTGCTAAAACTAAATTGATTGAAGCCAACGCAAAATCAAAAGCAATTGAGGTTGTTGGAAATGCTTTAAAAAACAATCCAGATTATTTAAAATTTCAAATGATTGAGGGTATGTTTAAATACAAATCTGATAAAACAGTTTATGTTCCAACAGAAGCAAATTTACCAATAATATTAAATAAATAAAAATGAACGTACAAGGAAAGATTAAATTTATTGGAGAAACTGAAACGATAGGAGCAAAAGGTTTTTTAAAAAGATTATTAGTTATTGAAACTTCTGAAACTTATCCGCAATCACTACCGATTGAATTTACACAGGACAAAACGAGTTTGTTAGACAATTTCAGTATTGGAGAAGATGCAAATGTATCAATCAATTTACGGGGTTCTGAATGGCAAGGGAAGTATTACGCTAATATACAAGGTTGGAGGATTGAAAAAAGTGAATCGGAAAAGGAATCACAAAGAACGCCACCATTTGACGGCAAAGAGCCAATAAATAATGCTTTGCAACAAGAGGAAGAGGAAGATTTACTTCCATTTTAATATTTATTAACGGGGTGTAAAAGCCCCATTTAAAACCAAAACTAAATGAAAAAAATATATATAGGACAATGCGAACATTTATGTAATTGTTGCATTACTGATGAAGAATGTTTGAAAAGATATTTTCATATTGTAAATCCAAAAAATCACAATGTAGAATGTTTAGTTTTTTGCAATGATTATTTAAAATTAAATGCATCTAAAAATAATGAAAATAATTTTACATATAAAGAAAATGTAGTTGATTTTATAGAAAAAGAAATATTAAAATATTTAAATATAGATAAAAAATATAGACCTCAAACTAAATCAATATCTAATTATAATTTTTCTTTTATGATTTGTGAAAAACCTTTTTTATGTATAGACATTTCATTTAAAGAAGCCGTAGAATGGTATTTAGAAAGTAAAAATCCATTTCTTTTACAAAAAATAAAAGATGAAATTATTATATTTTTAAATAGATTACATTTTAAAAAATATAAATCAAAATATCAACAATTGATAACATTATCGAATAAATTAAATTCTAAAGTACTTATGACTTATGAAGAAAAAGAAATAATATTATTAGAATTAATAAATGAAACTTTTAAATTAACACTAAAATAAATTAAAATTATGACACCAGTAAACACAAAATCACTATTAGCATTTGTATTCAATCAAATGGAGAAATTAGACAGCAAAGAAATTGACGTTGATACTGCAAACGCACAATCAAAATTAGTTCAACAGGCTAATAATCTAATCCGTTCAGAGCACGAAAGAACAAGAGTAAAAATGGAACTTGAAAAACATAATTCAGAGTATAAAGGAATGATTGAGTTTAGAGAAATCGAATCTAAAAACTTTTAATATGCTTATAGACTACAAACAACAACTTGGCATTATCGGTCAAATAAGAAGCGGTAAATTAAAGCAAGGGTATAGACTTGGAATAAAAGAAATAGATGACTATTTAGTATTTAAACCGACTAATTTTAATATTATACTTGGTCACGCAAACGTCGGTAAAACAACAGCAATACTTTATCTTATGCTTTGTTATACAGTTAAACACGGTAAGAAGTGGTTAATTTGCAGTACAGAAAACGAAAGTTATAGTTTAATTAGAAAATTAGTTGAGTTTCTAGATGAAAATATGATTGAAAGAGTAACCGATGCAAATTTTAAAACACATACTGACTTTATAAACAAACACTTTAAGTTCGTTGATAATTCAAAAATGTACACTTATGTAAGTGCAATCGAAATGTTCAAACAAGTTAAAAAGGAATTTACATACGATGGAATATTATTAGACCCTTATAATTCTTTAGCAAAAGAGCAGGAAATGATGAAGAATTTGGGAGGGCACGAGTACGATTATCAAGCTTGTACCGAGTTAAGAATATTCTGCAAAGAAAACAAAGTTTCTATATGGCTAAATACACACGCTAATACAACAGCTTTACGTATGGAGTACCCTATGAACCACCCGTTCGCAGGTTATCCAAAGCCACCAATGGCAAGTGATGTTGAGGGCGGTGGTAAATTTGTAAATAGAGCCGATGACTTTATAGTAATTCACAGGCTAATAGGACACTCAGGTTACAAAAAAACAACAATGATACACGTGCGTAAAGTCAAAGAAACGGAAACAGGCGGAGACACAACAATAAACGATAAACCAATTGAGATTATTTCGATGCAGGAAAACGAGGGGTTTATGATAAACGGAAAATCAATTTTAAGAACGATTAAAGAATCACAATTAAACTATTTATAAAATGACATTAATAGAATTTGATAATTGCATTTTAGATGCGTGGGAAAAAAAAGATTTATTACCAAATATACAAGTAAGATTAAGCTATATAGCAGATGAATTTGCTATTGGTTTTGCAGAGTGGATACCAAGCACTGCGTATAAAGAAAGTACTTGTTGGAGATTGTATGATAAAAGAGACAATGAATATACTATTGACGAACTATTAGGAATATATAAAAAAGAGCAAGAATTATGAAACACAATCTTTACAACCAATTTAGCCCAATAGAAAGAGCACAATTATTATTAGACAAATATTCTTTACAATATGTAAAAGATACGGTAAACGGTAATATTGAACAGGCTAAAAAGAATACTGAAATAGATACGTTAAACTATTGGAATGAAGTTAGTTTATCAATTAAATCAATAATGAAATTATGACACCAAAAGAGAAAAAAGATTTTCAGATAATAACGTTACAATTTTTAACAGTTGCTTCAATTTCAGTAATTATAACAGCAATAATAGTAATGATATTATGTTAGAAAAAACCCACTTATGGGAACAGGGAATCGTCCAGCTAATGAATCTGGACGGTTGGGAGTTGGAATGGTGCGGTGGCTCTTTTGAACATTACGATGCAATCGGTAAAACGCCAAAAGGTTTTGAATGTATAATTGAATTTAAACTTAGAAGTGCTTACTATCCAACTAAGGTATTAGAAGTTTATAAATACGATAAGCTAATGAACGAAAATAAAGCACATAAATTCTATTATGTATTTGATTGTAAGGGAAACTATTTGTATCATTTAAACACGCTTAAACTTCCTGAAATAGAAACATTAACAGCAAGTTCAACTACTTACTTTGAAAACACTAATAAGATAAACAAGCCAGTGTATATGCTATCAGAAAGCCAAGCCAGCATTTTAGTTAAATACTAAATGTTAAAGTTTTCTTAATTTATTTAATAAGATAGTATTATATTAATATAGTTGATGTATATTTGTACCAGCAATAAAGCGAAACACTAAAACAAATATTATGACACGTTTACAAACATTAGTAGAAAAAAACACACCATTTGCAGTTATGCAGTATTTTCAAAGTTTAAAATCTTCAAAACAAGAAGTAAACAAAAAATATGAATTAATTTATATTAACAGCAATAAAGAAGTTGCTTACAGTATATTAGAAAGTGAAGAAATTAATTATCTTAAAACTAATTTAGGTATAATTAAATTAATTATTAAAAATAAAGATGGTAAAATTTTTGAATTTAATAATTTTAAAAAGCATAAAGAAAATTTAGAAATTAACCACTAAAAACAAATAAAATGAAAACACTATTAGAAAGATTGAAACCACAGTATTTACAATTATTAGAATCAGATGCAGAAAAATTTCCTTATTTAGTTTTAGGAATTAAAAAAGAATTACAAGAAAATAACAATCTACACACAATAACTTTCTTAACAGCGCATCAACTTTCTATTTGTTGCAAAGTTACTTTTGGAATTGGAGAAATTAATGGCTTATTTTTAAAAGACTAATTATGAAAATATTTATAGTTGAGGGTTGGTATCGTTATAGTGGTGGAAACGAAAAAGATTATGAAATTGAAACTATTGAATGCAAAAGTTCAATTGATGCTTTAATAAAATTCAAAGAGTTATATTTTAAATTAAAGTTTTTTAAAATAACAGTAAAAGAATTATGACACCAGAGCAATGGAATGAAATAGAAAATGAAATGCGAGAGCTATACGCAAAAGACAATGCACTCACACATTTTGATATTACGATTAACATTAAAGAAGTATATATAGAACCAAAAAGAGCAAGAATTAATATTAAAACATTTAAAGATAAAAATTATGAAAGCAGAAATTAAAGAGAATTTAGAAAAAGTAGCATTAAAATATCCAAAATTAATGATTTCAGATTTAGGTAAACTTGTTTTCTTTACGCAAAAAGAATGCGGGTTTAGAATAGATTCTGATTACCATTATAGCGATAATTGGTCTATGGCTATGTTCAAAGACTTCAAAGGAACTATAACTATAACCCAATAATAAGATGAGCTCAAAAGCAAGTATTAACTACAAAAGACTAAATTATGACACCAAAAGAAAAAGCAATAGAATTAGTAGATAAATATTATTGGACATTTGGAGATGGTTATTTAGGTCAACAACACATTCAATGTGCGTTAATAGCAGTTGAAGAAATATTGAATGCAATAGAGGGGATATTTGAAACATTTGAAGAAAGGAAGTATTGGCAAGAAGTTAAACAAGAAATACAAAAATTATGAGCCAAAATAAACGATGGGTACTTTTAGAAAATAGCGAACCACATACGGTGTTGTTAAACCACGATGAAGCAATAGAGTTAATGGTTAAGTGGCAAGTTATGTTTCCGCTTATTAAATACGAACTGTTCTACGACGAGTACTACGAATACATAGACTACTATTCCGAGGAAGAAAAAGAACAGATAAACCGTTTAATACCATAACGTTTTGTGGCTTGGCGAAGAAGCGGATAAACAAGCCTAAAACTTCGATTAAGCACCGAACATATAAAGAAAAAACAAACTTTAAATTAATAACCGAACCCGCTTTTTTGCCAAACACTTGTTATGTGAGGTTGTGGGTTTTTAAAAACTAAATGTGATGGAAATATTATTAGGTATTGTAATTGGAATAATTCTATGTATGGCGTGGATTTATTACAGATGGACTAAAGACTAAACTTATGAAACTACAATTAAACAAAATAGTTGAAGTATTGTCTAAAATGAAAAATGATGATTTTTACTTCAAAAATTACGCTCCAGAAATAATTGAAAGTTACGCAGACGAAATTGTAATAGACTTTTCTAATTGGCTTGATAAAACTTACATAAAGAAAAAAGGAGTTTATTATCATCGTGGAGATTGGGAATTTTCAAACGGAGAAAACAACAAAAAGAAGTTATTTCAACTTTTTAAACGTGAACGCAGCAATCTCACATAACGTTACGTGGCTTTATTTCAGTAGCGGAAAAGCACAAAACCAATTTTCGGTTGAGCTAAAAGTTTACAAATACACACTAATTTTTGATTAAAGACTAAAACCGCTATTGAATAAAACCACTGTTATCGCTAGTTGCGAATGTTTTAGAAAAATAATTCACTTTTTATTTTTTTATTACGTTTATTATACGTTACTTTGGCGTATAATAATTTAAAGTTCTTTAAGGAAACGAAACCGAAATTGCGGAAGCAACAAGAGGCGGTCTGTAAAGGCGAGAGTTAATAATATTAGACGCTATATAAAAAAGGTAAAAGTACACAAGGAAATAAAACCTAACCATTTGCGGAATGGTTGATATTATTAAACGGTGATATTACAGTTATGCAGAAATTAAAACCGATGCACTGAAAAGAATGTGTTGACCAACTTGATAACAGGTAGCTGGGCTGATACTTAAAGAACTTTTTTAATAAAAAACTAATGGTAAGAATAGAAATGCAATTAACAGAAGAAGAAGTTGCGATTATAGAACAGATTGCAAAGGAAGAAAGCCGTTCACGTAAAAAGCAATGTGAGGTTTACATTAGGAAGATGATTTTTGATTATAAACGTAAACGTAGCAATTAGCGATAACGTCCTGCGTCTATACGAGGTTGTTGCCGAATTAAAAACCGACCTCACAAACACAAACTAATATTTAAAATTATGACTGATATTTCAAAAAATGCCGAATTGCAACAATCTTGTATAACCGCTGTTAGTGGCAGTAGATTGATTGGAAAAACAAACGTGATGATTTTAGGGATGATTCACGAACTACAAAAAGGAGGTAAAGTTGAGGTTGCAGGTTGTAAAGACCCGAAAGATATTATTGAACGGTTGAAGGCAAAAGGTATCGAAGTAAAAAGCGAACCAATGATTAGAAAAGGACAAGCGCAACCGATATATGATGATGAAGGAATTATTGGTTTTGAAAATACTGATGATGTACGGACAGGGTTTCTGTTCTATTGCCACTAACGGAAAAGCTACACGCTATAAAAGTAATACTTATCTATGCCACGGCCAGTAAAATATAACAAACCTAAAAATATAAAATTATGATAATTAAAATTCAAGAATCCGTAAAAATAGAAAAAGAAGTTAATGTTGAGTTCCCAATTTATAGAAAGCACTGGCTTGATAACTCAACTATTTTTATGAAAGTAGAGGGTGAAGAAAAACAAATATCTATTCACGTTTACGATGATGAGCAAAAAATAGAATTAGAAATTGAAACGCCATCGTTTTGGGGAACGGAAGATTATTTATTAGGAAAAGGAGAACATAAGTCAAGTAAAGAAGAATTTGAAAAAGCTGTTATTTCTCTTAAAAAATTGTTTGATTCTATTGGGTAATTGCCACTCAAGCAATAGCGGAAAAGATTAAAAGAGATTACAAAGAATTAATATTAAAACCTAAAAAATCGGAATGTCCTTTTTAAAAATAAAGCAATGAAATTATATACAGCAAAAGAAATGTGTAAAATTTTAGAAATAAAATTAACAACTTTTTATAAAATACGATTTGAAAAGAATATAAAGCCAGTAAAAACAGTTAAGAATTTCAATTACTTTTACAAAGAACAATTTGAAAATGACGTACCGAGATATTATCCTATTAAAACACACGAGGTTTATTATATTTACGAATCTAAAATTAATACAAATAATTAAATTATGAAAAAAGCACAAATTTTTAACAATCATTTCCAGAATTTCAAAACATACGCTATCCCAAAAGCACAACTTATAATAGCGGATATTCCATATAATTTAGGCAACAACGCATATGCAAGTAATCCAGCTTGGTATAAAGATGGAGACAATACAAATGGAGAAAGTGCTTTAGCGGGGAAAAGTTTCTTTGATACCGATGAGGATTTTAGACCTGCGGAATTTATGCACTTTTGCAGTACAATGTTAAAGCCTGAAAAGAAAAATATAAAAGTTGAGGGCGAAGCAAGACAAAAAGGAGATGCACCTTGTATGATTGTTTTTTGTGCTTTTGACCAGCAAATGGATTTAATAATGTTAGCTAAAAGATACGGTTTAAATAACTATATTAATTTAGTATTTCGTAAAAATTTCAGTGCGCAAGTTTTAAAAGCAAATATGAAAGTTGTGGGGAATTGTGAATATGGGTTAATATTTTATAGAGACAAACTGCCTAAATTTAGAAACAAAGGTAAAATGATATTCAATTGCTTTGATTGGGAAAGAGACGATGCAACGGTAGAAAAATTACACCCAACTCAAAAGCCTTTAAAACTATTAAAAAAGTTAATTGAAACATTTACAGATGAAGGAGATGTAATTATTGACCCGTGCGCTGGTTCAGGTTCAACTTTAATAGTAGCACAAGAATTAAAACGAACCGCTTTTGGATTTGAGATTAAAAAACCATTTCATAAAGCTGCTGAAAATTGGATTAATGAAGAGCATCAAAAATTAAGTGACATTGAAGAGTTCGGATTTGCTAAAACATTAATACAAAAAACAGAATCAACATTATTTTAAAACAGCGCAAATAAGCAACTATAAAATAAAAGTTGTACATTTGTATATGATATTAAAAGAATTAGCTAAAAGTGATATTAAATGGCGTGAAATGGCTTATAATATTTGCCGTGATAAAACGTTAGCAGATGAGTTGGTTCAAGATATGTATATTAAATTACATACAATTGATAAAACCGTAACCGATGGATATATTTTCGTGACGTTACGGTCAATCTTTTACGATGGAATACGAAAGAGCAAAAAAGAAATACTATTTGAAGACTTTGATAGGTTTATGATAGAAGACGAGCCGTATGTTGAAGAGCCACAACCCGACTACCAAGAACTAATAAAAGATTTAACTTGGTACGAAAAGACTACATTTGAATTATCAACTTTAGTAGGGCAAAGAGAGTTAGCAAGACAAACAGGCATACATTTACAGACAATACACCGAGTAGCGAAAACAGTTAAAAATAAATTAAAAAATAAATAAGATGGATAATTATACACCATATTTTTATAGGTATTTTGGAATATTTAAAGAAAAGATATTTTATGAAGTTTCTTTTTATTGCAATGAAAATAAAATAATACATAGTAATCTAAAAGAAAAGAATAATTGTAAACAATGTAATAAAAATTAAGATGGCAAAGAGAAAAAAAGAAATACAAGGGCTTGGAGACGTAATAGAAAACATTACTTCAGCAGTAGGTATTGAAACTTGCGTAGGTTGCACCGAAAGAAAATTCACTTTAAATAGGTTATTCAATTTTAAGAAGCCTAAAAGCGAAATGAGCCAAGATGACAAAGATACTTTTGATAGTTTTTTAGAAACAATAGGACACGATGTTATTAATGGAAGTAGAAGTAAATTAAACAATGAGCAAGTAAAATTTTTAAATGAGCTATACTTAAACTACTTTAATTTAGACTTAACAGAAACAACTACATTTTCTAAAATTCATATTACTATTATTAAAGACTTAATTAAATTATCGAGTTATGGGAAGATATAAACTAATAGAAACACCTGAGCTACTTTGGGAAAAATTAATAGGAATTAATGAAAATTATGAAGTTAGTAATTATGGCGAAGTAAGAACATATTCAAAAAGAAATAGTTTAGTTAGATATGAAAATCCAGTTATATTAAAACAACAAATTTTAAAAACACATTGCAAAGAATATAAAAGAATTATATTAATGGTTAATGGTAAACAAAAAGCTTATTATGTGCATAGATTAGTAGGACTATATTTTATAAAAAACACAGAAAATAAACCACAAATTAATCATATAGATAATAATCCATTAAATAATAATGTTAATAATTTAGAATGGGTTAATAATTCAGAAAATCAAAGGCACAGATTTAATTCAATTGAAAAAGATATGATATATATTTATTTTGATAAAAGATATTCAAAATATAGAGTACAAATAAAACATTTAAATATTAATAGTAAGAATTTTTTAAACATAGATGAAGCAAGAATTTTTAGAAATAATTTAATTAACTAATTATGCACCCAACAAGAATATTCAAAGAGCCCAAAGAGCTACAACAAGCGTGGGAAGAGTACAAAGAACATTTAAAAGTAGAAGCCTTACAATGGGTTAAAATACAATATGCAGGTAAAGACGCAGAACGTAAAGAAGACCCCTTTAAACTACCTTATACATTTGAGGGGTTTGAGGTTTTCTGTTTTAATAAATACGGTAATGTAGGACAATATTTTGATAATAAAAAAGATTATTACACTGACTTTGTCGCCATCTGTTCGCAGGTAAAGAAAGAAATCAGAGCAAATCAAATAACAGGTGGTTTATTGGGAATTTACAATCCAAGTATAACACAAAGATTAAATAGCTTAGTCGAAAAGACTGAAAACGTGGTAGTAGTTGAACAACCTTTATTTCCAGAATAATGTTTATAAGAACTACAGTAATAAATAAGATACTTAAATTGACAAAGTTTGTCAAAGGAATACAAGGGGGAACATCTGCAGGCAAGACTTATTCGGTTTTGCCTGTTCTTATTGATATAGCAGCCAAAACAAAGTTAATCGAAATTAGCATAGTTGCTGAAAGTGTACCGCATTTAAAACGTGGTGCAATGAAAGACTTTAAAAAGATAATGGTACTTACAAATAGATGGATAGATAGTAGATGGAATGCTACCGATTTTAAATACACTTTTAATAACGGTTCGCAAATAGAATTTTTCAGTGCTGATAATGATTCAAAGTTAAGAGGTGCAAGGCGTGACTATCTTTATATGAACGAGTGTAATAATATGACTTTTCACGCTTATACAGAATTAGCATCAAGGACAAAACTTGGGGTGTTTTTAGATTGGAATCCCGTTAATGAGTTTTGGTTTCATACAGAATTACAAAATGATAGTGATGTAGATTTTTTAACTGTTAATTACTTAGATAACGAAGCCTGCCCAGAAAGTGCTTTAAACTTTATTTTAAAAGCAAAAGAAAAGAGCACAACTTCTACATATTGGGCAAATTGGTATAACGTTTACGGCTTGGGTTTACTTGGTTCATTAGATGGGGTTGTGTTTCAAAATTGGGAGCAAATAGATACAATACCAACCGATGCTAATTATTTAGGTGCTGGATTAGATTTTGGGTACAGCAACGACCCTACAGCCTTAATAGGAGTTTACGAATACAACGGGAAAATAATATGTGACGAAATGATATATTCAACTTCATTACTTAATTCAGATATTGTTAAATTAATGAATCAAAATAGAATAATGCCTATTTGGGCGGATAGTGCAGAACCTAAAAGCATTGAAGAAATAAGACGGGCGGGGTTCAATATTAAACCAGTTGTTAAGGGAGCTGATAGTATTAATTTTGGTATAAGTGTATTGCAACAAAAGGAAATATTAGTAACTAAAAGCAGTATAAATTTAATCAAAGAGTTAAGGAATTACAGTTGGGATGTAGATAAAACGGGTAAGAAGTTAAACAAGCCGATTGATAGTTATAACCACGCCATAGATGCTTTAAGATACTTTGCTATGATGCAATTAGCTATTAAACAAAATAGAGCCACACGGATAACATAAACAAACATAAATTAAAACGTTATAAGATTATGAAAGTAATAATTCCAACAGAGTTAAAAGATATA